TACTGTAATGAGGTAAAGCTAACTAGCCCTAATCAGACTACTGTATCTGATGATGGTTATGCAGAAGTACCCTTACAGTTTGTATTTCCTTTTTATGGTAAAGAGTTTGAAACCTCTTATATGTTTACGAATGGTGTAGTTGGTTTTCGTAATCCAACAGATAGTCAAGTAGAAAGCCACTGGTGCTGTGATGGTCTTGACTTAGTTAAAATGTCTGAAGATGGTACTGATATTAGTAGATATGGCTATGCTATAGCCCCATTATGGACAGACTTAGTAGACTTAGAGCAAGGAAATAGTGGATTATTCGTAGAAGGTGACACCTCACAACAGACTTACAGGTGGAAAAACCTAGCAGAATTCTATGATATTACTAAGTTAAACTCTTTTGAGTTACAGATTAAGAAAGATGGTTCGTATACAGTAGACTATACTGCTGTAAACATACAAAACCACGCAATAACTATAGGAGAAGCAGGGGATTTAAGTACGGGTTCGTACGAAGGTACTCAAAACTATTATTATCCTACGGGATATCAAGGAGTACCAGATTCATATGGCAATGAGCAGAATAGTATTAATGTTTTCAATACTCTTTGCGCCGCAAACCCTTTATACGACCCTCAATGCTCTGGATATGCAGAGGCGTATGCACAACAGCTATATACACAGGAGTGTAATAAAGACGCAACTTATGACAAAGACTGTGATGGATACGAAAAGGCTTACTTTGAACAACAGTGTATGTATGACCCGCAGTACGACAAGACTTGTAATGGTTATATAGAAATAAAAAAAGAAGAAGAAAGGTTTGAGCCAAAAGAACTTAGTATTAGAGGTGAAAACCCTATTGTAGAAATACTAGAGCTACCAGACTTAATTACTGACTTTGCTGGTACAACTGGTTATCAAATAGAGGGTACGCCCAGAGCCTCTGCCCCAGTTATTGAACCAAAAAGAGAAGAGCCAAAAGAGGAAGTACAAGAAGTTGTTGAGGAAAGGAAGGAGCCTGTTGATGAACAAAATGATAGAAAGCAGGAGCAACCGATTGAGAAGACAGTTGCTAACGAACAAGCTCCGAAAAAGGTTGAAAAAAAACAAGTCATTACAAAGAATGATAAGCTCAAAGCCCTAGTATCAAAAAGAGCAGTGGCTTTAGCTAAGAAAGTAGAGGGTGCAGTTACCCTAGAACAACAGATTGTAGTACAGCAACAGTTAATGTCACTTATTTCGTTTGTACCTAACTTTAACTATGCTGAACAAGAGATGAAAGACCTAGCTAGTTTCTACCCTAGTAAAGAGAATGTAGATAATGCTTTTGCTAGATGGTTTGTAAACGATAAAAACTTTATAAAATTAGAAGACTTACAATATCCACAAAGGAATACACAATGGCAGAGATAGAATATCAAGGAATCAAAGTAGGTGGTAGTAAACTACTACTTATCGTACCTTTAGTCACAAGTATTGTAGGTGGTTTGTGGGGTGGCTTTGAGTTTTACAAAGATTACACAGATATGAAAGCACAGATTATGAGTTATGTTGCACCAGACCTAAGTGGTATTAAGCAACAAGTAGCAGTGTTTCAAGCAGAAAACCTTACTATTCGTCAGACTATGGATCAACAAGTAAAGATTATAGAAAAGCTGTCTACTGATATGTACAAGCTAGAAGAACGAATAGATAAAAAAATAACTAAAGCATTAGAAAATCCGTTGAACTATTAATGACTGATTTAGCTATATCATTACTTCCGTGGCAACAACAAGTCTGGGATAGTAAAGCAAGATTTAAAGTAGTGGCTGCTGGTAGACGAACAGGTAAGTCTAGGTTAGCTGCTTACTTACTTATTGTTAATGCCTTACAGGCTAAACAAGGACAAGTCTTTTATGTTGCACCTACACAGGGGCAAGCAAGAGACATTATGTGGCAAGTGTTACTAGAGGTTGGTCACGAAGTAATTAAAAAGAGTCACATAAACAATTTACAAATTACATTGATTAACGGAACTATTATTTCGTTAAAGGGTGCAGACAGACCAGAAACAATGCGTGGTGTATCTCTGAAGTTCTTAGTAATGGATGAGTACGCTGATATGAAACCTTCGGTCTGGGAACAAATACTTAGACCTGCACTAACAGATCAAAAAGGTTCTGCCTTGTTTATTGGTACACCAATGGGCAGAAACCATTTTTATGATTTATATAAACTAGCAGAACTTAAGGAACACGACACTTATGAATCTTGGCATTTTACCTCCTACGATAATAATTTATTGGACAAAGATGAAATTGATATGGCAAAAAAATCTATGTCGTCTTTTGCGTTTAGGCAAGAGTATATGGCGAGCTTTGAAGCCAGAGATTCTGATATATTTAAAGAAGAGTGGATACAATTTTCTGAAACAGAGCCTGAAGATGGTGAGTGGGTTGTTAGTGTCGATATGGCAGGGTTTGAAGAAGGTGGTAAAACAAAAGTCAGATTAGATGAAACTGCTATATGTCTTGTTAAAATTCATTCTAAAGGTTGGTGGGTAAAAGACATACAACATGGTAGGTGGCAGTTTCAAGAAACAGCAAGAAGGCTTTTTAATATTGTAGAAGAATATAATCCTATTGTTACTGGAATAGAGGGTGGTATTGCTAAACAAGCTATAAGAAGTCCTTTAATAGATTTAATGAAGATAAGAAATATGTATTTTACTATAAAAGAACTTAGTCATGGTGGTACAAACAAGATAACTAGGATAACTTCAGCTTTAGAAGGAAGGCTTGAAAGAGGTGCGCTTAAGTTTAACAGGGGTAAGTGGAATGTTGAGTTTATGGATCAACTTTTTCAGTTTCCTAATCGCCATGTACATGATGATTTAGTTGATTCATTATCTTATGTAGATCAACTACAAAGTTTAGTAGCAAGTGCATACTCTTTTGATTTGGAATATGAAGAACATGAGCTTTTAGACGTTACTGCTGGATATTAATTAAAAACAGGAAAAAACAATGAAAGATGAAGATTATAGTGAAGGTTCTACAGTAGAAAGTTGGGTAATGAGCAAGTGCGATCAATGGCGAGATCATTACAATACAAACTATCAAGAAAGGTTTGATGAATACTATCGTACTTGGCGAGGGATATGGGATAAGAATGACTCTATGCGTGAGTCAGAGCGTTCTAGGCTTATTGCCCCTGCTACACAACAAGCAGTAGAATCTTCTGTAGCTGAGATTGAAGAAGCAACCTTTGGTCGTGGAGCTTTCTTTGATATTAAAGATGATCTTCAAGACCCTAATCCTGCTGATGTTGAAATACTTAAAACACAACTAACGGAAGATATGCACTTTAGTAAGGCTAGAAGCTCTATAGGAGAGTGTTTAATTAATTCTGCTGTGTTTGGTACTGGTATAGGAGAACTTGTCTTAGATGAGATTGAGGAGCTTACAGCAGCTACTCAACCTACACTTGAAGGACAGATGACAGCAGTAGGTGTCAACAAACGTGACAGAATGATTGTTAGACTAGATCCAATTATGCCACAAAACTTCTTGATTGACCCATTAGCAACTAATGTAGAAGATGCTGTAGGTGTAGCTATTGATAAGATGGTTCCACACCATCAAGTACAACAAGGTATTGACTCTGGTATTTATCGTGATGTAGAGATTGGTAGAGTTCAATCAGAATCAGAGATAGAAGATGCTAGTAAGATTGTCTATGGTTACAATGATGACATGGTACGCTTAACTAAATACTATGGCTTAGTACCTACAGACTTATTAAAGAATCAAGAGCTAGATGAAAATGAAGAACTGCAAGACATGGTTGATCTTAGTGATGAAGAAGGTTCTTACACAGAAGTCATTATGGTTATTGCTAATGAAAGCGAAATCTTAAAGATTGAAAAGAACCCTTACATGAAAAAGGATAGACCTGTTATTGCTTTTTCTTGGGATAAAGTACCATTTAAGTTTTGGGGTCGTGGTATATGTGAAAAAGGTTATAACTCACAGAAAGCATTAGATGCAGAGCTTCGTGCTAGGATTGATGCACTTGCCCTTACTGTACACCCAATGTTAGCAGTAGACGCTAGTCGTATGCCAAGAGGTGCTAAGTTAGATATACGAGCAGGTAAAACCATTCTTACTAATGGTAATCCAAACGAGGTTTTACAACCATTTAAGTTTGGTTCATTAGATCAAGTTAGTTTTGCACAAGCAGCACAGTTACAACAAATGGTACAACAATCTACTGGTGCTATAGATTCTAATGGAGTACCAGCAGGTCTTAATGGAGAAGGTACAGCAGCAGGTATTTCTATGGGGTTAGGTGCTGTTATTAAACGACACAAGCGTACCTTAGTAAACTTCCAAGAAAATTTCTTAATACCATTTATTGAAAAAGCTGCTTGCAGATATATGCAGTTTACTCCTGAGTTGTATCCAGTTAAAGACTATAAGTTTGTAGCTACAAGTTCTTTAGGTGTAGTTGCTCGTGAGTATGAGGTTACTCAGTTAGTACAGTTGTTACAAACTATGTCACCTGAGTCACCTGCTTACCCACTATTGATTGAGTCTATAGTTAGCAACATGAGTTTAACTAATAGGGATCAAATTATAGAGGTTCTTAGAAAAGCCAACCAACTAACACCAGAGCAACAACAGGTTAATCAAGTAAAACAAAAAATTGAACTTGATGCTGCTATGGCTACTTTAGAAAAACTTAAAGCAGAAACAGCAGAGATCACATCTCGCATACAACAAAACAATGTTGAAACACAGTTGCTTCCTATTGAAGAAGAAACTAAGAGGATGGTTGCTATGTCAAACAACAATCCACCAGAAAAATCAGAATACGATAAAATTCTTGAGTTTGCAAAACTAGAGCTTAGAGAGCAAGAAATTAATAATAAACTAGATATTGTTTCTGCTCAAATGCAAGAAAATAAAAATAATGCTTGACAAACCTAAAAAAATAGTGCTTGACATTTTTAACATAAAATGTTATAATCGGACACAAGGAGTTCTCCAAGATGGATAAAGAATTACAAGATTATTTTGAAAATTATTTTTCTCTATTTCAGCATGATGGTTGGAAACAACTAATAAAAGAATTAGAGGAAACAGCAGACTCAATAGATATACTAAATTTAGAAGATGCCAAAGAGTTACATTTAATTCAAGGCAAATTGAGTATGTTAAATCAAATTTTAAATTGGAAAGACTCTGTAACCAATGCTTATGAAAGCAACGAAGAAGATCAATCTTACCAATCAACTAATTTACAATAAGAAATATTATGTATAGATTATATGATTTTTCTTGTGTAAATCAACACACCGAAGAACTGTTTGTCAAACCTAATATAAAGGAAGCAATTTGTTCTGTTTGTGGTGAACCAAGCAAGCGGCTAATCTCTCCTGTTCGTTTAAAGTTAAGTATTCATACTGACAGATGGGCGAAAGAACATGAGAAGGCTGCTCAAGTATAACTTAATTCCATAATACCTAAAGGTACGGAGATCATTAAATGGCTAGAACAATAAATCCCCTTGATAACCAAGAAGTTAATTTAGAAGAAAACGAAGAACTTGTATCACTTTCTGAAGAAATGGAAAAACCCACAGAGGAACCAGAACAGGAAGCTAACGAAACTGAAACAACAACATCTGATATACCAGATAAGTACAAAGATAAATCGCTGGAAGATATTGTTCGTATGCACCAAGAAGCTGAAAAGCTACTGGGTAAACAGAGTTCAGAAGTAGGCGACCTTCGTAAAGCAGTTGACGAGTTGGTCAAGGTTAAAATTAGTGAAGATGCCAAAAGCCCCACAAAAGAAGAAGAACCAGAATTAGATTTTTATGATGATCCTAAAGGTTCTGTTAGTAAAGCTGTAGAAAGCAGTGACACAATAATTCAGATGAAAGAAATGCTTGCTAAGCAACAACAGCAAGTAGTTCTAAAACAAATTGGTGAAAAACACCCAGACTATGAAGAAATTATTAAAAACCAAAACTTTGTAGATTGGATTAAATCATCTACTGTTCGTACTGAACTGTATCATAGAGCCGACAAATACGATTTTAATGCTGCTGATGAACTTCTTTCTAATTGGAAAGAAATTAAGGGAGTAGTTGAAAAGACTGAAAGTCTTAACGAAAAAGATCGTAAGCTACAGGTTAAAGCAGCATCTACAGGTGGCAAAGGTTCTGGTGAACCAATGTCCAGAAAAATCTATAGACGTTCTGAGATAGTTAATTTAATGATTAACGACCCCCAGAGGTATCAAGCAAATGTTGATGTGTTTGACAAGGCTTATGCTGAAGGGAGGGTAAAATAAACTCAAACTAAAGGAATAGTAAAATGGGATTAGGTACTAATCAAG